CGACTGCGGTAATTTCTTCAGCTATCAGTCTCATCGGTTTGTACCTCGGGTTCTTGTTCGGCGGTAGGTTGCTCCACCTCATCGGCGGGAGGATCTTCTGGTTTGCGACCATCAACTTCTACAGTTTCAGGTTCGGCATTATCAGTAGCAAGATCTGCAGCAATTTCATCCGCAGCATCTTGTGCTGTATCATCTAACTCAAATCCCATACTTTTAGCAAATTCGGCTTTTCTTGCTTGAATAGCGTCATATGCAACAGCACTCAAAGCGTCGTTTACAGAGTCGATAGCAGATGCTTTTTCGTCTCCAAAAATTTTATCAACGATTTGTTTTGAAATTTCACTCGGCATAATATACTCCAATGATATTATTTAGTATTTAGAACTCTCCGCGCTTAGCATCCCCAGCATCTACTGCTGGAGGTTCTTGAGCGGTGATGTCGTCGGCAGGTGGGGCTGCGCTAGGATCCATAGAGGGATCCATTTCTGCTGCAGGATCAAGTATAAGACCTGCTTCGCGTTCAGCATCGATTTGTTCATCAATTTCTTTGATTTCAGTGTCGGTTTGCTTCAGGACTTGACGGCGCATATATTCAACAGAGAAATATTTGCCGACATAAGGATCCATGGTGTTGACCTGATTCATACGCTCGTTACGAATCTCGATCTCCTTCAGTTCAGTGAAGTAGTTATCCGCAATAAAGTCAAACTGAACATGGTTCTTCATTTCCTCCCAATCTTCCAGAGTGATAATACCCTTAAGAATAAGTTGAGTTTTTAGAAGATCAATAAACAGTTCAGAGAAACGCTTACGAAGACGTGCAATAAACTTTTGGAACTTTACTTCGTCCCTAGTAATTTCTGCTGCACGACCGATATTAAATGTAGTCTCAGTTTCAAGTCTCGATGAGGGCACGTTTAAAGCTTTGTAGAGCTTCTTTTGGAAGTACTTAACATCTTCCAGTTCACCGAGATTTTGCCCGCCAGGAAGGGTAGAAATTTCTGTGCCGCGCCCTCCCTCGCGACGTGGTAACCAGAAGTCCTCCAACATGGACATGAACTTCTTGTCATCTTTGATCTCACCCGTGTTAGCATCATAAACAAGTTTGTTACGGTAACGTCCCATAACTTCGCGAAGATATTGCTCCGCTTTATTCTTGGGAAGGTTGCCAACGTCAATATAGAAAATACGACGCTCAGGTGCTCTACTCAAACGATAGATAACCAGAGAGTCTTCAATCATTCTCAGTTGGTTGACTGCTTTAATCGCCTTATGCAGATGACTAAGAGTCATGTTTTTGTTCAGGTCTTGAATACCCGAATGACAATAACAAACAGAATCAGGGGCAATCTTCATACCCTGATTAGTAGAATTTTTAAGACCTTTTGGATTGTATAGGAAATACTCAGCACTTTTTCTCGTAAGTTGCTGATTTAAATCTTGCGCCATCATTTGTTCTGGACGCTTTCCTTCATACTCAGTGACCTTGCGAATCTTACGGGGATCGATGTAGCGAAGTTCCGTAAGTCCTGCACGAGGATTTTTGGGATCGATTACTTTGTGATAAAATAGTCTTCCATCAACATACCAACGACGGAAGATTTCGTAGGAACGATTTTCAAAATCAAGGAGACGAAGAATCTCTTCAAACTCTTCTCTCATTAATTTTTTAATTTTATCTGATGTTTTAAGGTTAGATAGTTCTAACTCTACAGGTACATCGTCAAAATTACCGCAAATAGTTTCATTTACGATATCATCAACCGCACTATCACATTCGGGTTGCAGAACCATCTCTCTATAACGAGTGATAAGTTCATGTTCATTGCGAACCGTGCCATCAAAATCGACAGAATATCCATAGTATCCGCCACCTACAATAGGTTGCGAACCATCCATATTATCTTTTTGAACAAAAGAAGGTCCCTTGGGGACCTTCTTCGCTCTTTCAAGTGAAAATCCGAAGAGCTGATTTGCCATTATGTTTTAAACTTGATTGGTCCTGTTCTATTTAGAAGACTTCCAGATCAGTCGTTCTCGTTAATTGCTTTGGAGAACTGAACTTGGAATTCAACTGTGAATTCTTCAATCGCATCATTGTTTCCGTAATCCAGATCAACGGAGGAAACATTGCTGGGGAAGCAGTTGAAGAACTTGTAAGAACGAATTCTCTTAGCTTGCTTACCTTTGCGCTCGTCACGAGACAGTTGGTGAACAGTCAAATCTTTGTAATAGTCGAGACCATCACCAGTTTGGAAGTTAGCCTCTGGAGATTGGATGTAATCAACCCAGTCTTCAAACGCATTTCTCAGTTTGAAGTCATTGGGGTTCATGACCGTAACAGTCCAAGGTTCAAAAGTTCTGTCACCAGCGATCTTAAGAGTACGACCACGGAAAGGAACTTCAATAACACCCAACTGGAAGGAGGGAATCTGTGCTGCGCGGACAACAAACTGTGCGCTCTTTCTGATATCACTCTCTACGTTAAGTGCATCGGGAAACTGCATACCAACTTCAAAAAGGTTGGGTCTTGCAAATCCTTGAGATACCTTGGATTTAAACCTGTTAATATTTTCTTGAGACATTACCGTTCCCTAAAATTTTATGGTGCTATGTTTATTTATAGAAACAAAAAATTTCAGACCCTTTTTAGGGGGTCTGAAATTAATCAGTTATTTAGTTTTAGATCAACCAGCGATTTCGTTGAATGCAACGCCGCTACGAGTTGCGACGAAGTTCAGGGTGATGTAGTTGATAGTGCGGGTGGGTTTGACAAAGATGTCTGCTTGGAACTCACCACGATCAACTGCTTCAGGGGGGTTGTTGGAAGAATCACACTTGACTAAGAAGTCGGTGACACCACGACGACCCTGAATGTCGCGGAGATAAGGTTCAACGATATTTCTGAAGAATGTGCGTTGCTCCTCATCGTTCTGTTCAAACAGTTGAGTTTTAGCAGCAGTCGAAATAAATCTTTCGATAGTCAGGAACAAGCGACGAACGTTGATTCTGTCGAATGCGGATGCGAAACCTAAACCAGTCTTATCACCGTAAAGAACGATGCCTTGACCAGGGAAGGAAACGATGGGGTTGACTCGTGCAGAATACAGAGTATCGCGTTGTGCCTTGTTAGGTGTATATGCAAGTTTGATTGCATTGTTCAGAACACCACGGGTGAATCCAGCGGGGGAGAACCAAGGATCAGTCTGAACGGAAGTTTGCAGGCAAAGACCAGCAACGTCGCCGTTACAAGGAACATAACGATAAACATCGTTATACTTGTCATAAACGTACTTGTAACCAGAATCCAGAATGATGTAAGAAGAACTGGGAATCTGATCCATAAATGCTACGATATTATTGGTAATCGTAGAAGGATTAGTTTCACCAATGACGTTGCCACGGCGAGGAGATGCAAATACCAGGCAATCACGACGGGTCTCTGCAATAGTGATCAAGTTGCTGATCTTGGCAATTGCACTAGAATCATCAGCACCAGAAGGACCAGTAAGGATATAATCAACCAGTTGTGCTTCAGCGTCCAGAATCAGATCGTATGCAGTGGATACATCAGAATTACCGATGTTGTAGAAACCACCGCTAACAGGATAAGTAAGTCCACCAGAAAGACGATAGTAATGCGTGGAGTTGTTCTTAGAACCGATTGTAACTACAGTTGTATCAGGGTATGCTGTAGTGCCAGCAGCAGCGCGAAGCAGGTTGAACTGACGAGAGTCTGCAGTTTGACCAAATGCACCGTCAGAACCAGTAGCGGTTGCGTTGAATACTTCAGTCTCATGCTCACCCCAGAATACATAAGCAGACTTCTGCAGGATGACTTGAGGGTAGTAGTTCATCTCACCTGTTGTGGTCTTAGCATCGGATGCTTTAGAAAGACCAACAAAACGCTCAAGGAGTTGACCAGGGGTGCCAGTAATTCCACCATCAATGTCAACGATCAGAACATGAACTTCATCGCGGTGACCACCCTTGTCTGTAGCATAAGCAGAGGTGCCAGGACGAGCAGCAACGTTAACCCACTTCAGACCAGGCATGTACTCACGCTCGTTATACTCAGAACGAACAGAAGTGATTGCAACAGAAGTTGAGTTTGTATCTGCAACAGCGTCAGCTGCCTTGAAAGCAATGCTGCCCTTGTCCAGAGCAATATACAGACGACGCTCAATACCACCAGTTGCGATATCGCAAGTGTTTGTTCCCTGAGTAACTGTTTGAGCAGCAGCGATGATACCAGTAACACCGCCAGAGGGCAGACCGATTTCGAGTTTCTTATTAGTTGCATCCCATGCCAGAACATCAACCGCTTCGTTAGAACCACCAATATTGATAGTTGTAGAAGTGCCAGGAGTAAATGAACCGACAACTGTCTCAACAGTTAAAAGAATGCTATACTTGAAGACTTTACCAGCAGCACCAGATGCAGCGGTAAGTGCAGCATCAGCAACAAACTCATGCTCGTTACCAGAACTAGGAGCGGGAAGAACAGCGATATGATCTGCACCTGCGTCAGTGACAAAGATACCGATGGAGTTGTGAAGAGTTCCAGACTCACGACCTACCCAATCAAAGGTATTTGCTGCGTCATAATAGTTGTTCTCGTAGTCATCTCTGTTTTTAATCAGAGGAGCAGTGCCGCCATTAACAGCATTCTTCAATGCAGTGTTGTTAACGCGAATACACTTCAGTAAACCACCATAGCTCAGGAACTGAGCAGCAGTGTACCAATACTCATAGTTGTAATCGTTGGGTTCACCAAAACGCTCTACAAGATCGCGCTCGGAAATAATTTCTGTGACTTCCTCAACAGGACCCTGAGCGAAAGGCGCAACAATCACACCCACGTTTGCTGAAGGGACCGATGAAGTAGTCGTAAGGTCTCTTTCCTGAAATACTACTCCAGGCGAGTTTTGTGCAGCTGCCATGTCTTATAACTCCTAAAGGGATACCATTCGGTTGTCTAAGATTATTTATATTTTTGAAACTTCACCTAAACTCCCACATATAGGATTTATCTCCATATTCCGCGACCTTCCACACATCCCCTTGTGCATCTGCGAAATATTCATCATCCAGTCCGTCATCTACAAATCCAAACGGAGCCATATCCTGTTCAATGTTTTCTCGCTGATCATCATAAATGCGTTGACGCACATCATTATCATTCATCTCTTTAAAATATGGTTGCATTGCCATCCAAGCAAAAATGACAAGACACATTGCAAGGTCATCATTACATCCCTCTTCCGCTTGGAAAGTTTGACCCTTTGCAATAAAAGTTGTTAGTTCTGCAATAGTATCATAATCATTGATGATAAGTTTATCATCTTCAATTAACGCTTTAAGATTGGAACATCCGACTTGCTTTACAGCAGTGGACATCTTGACACCCAATTGTGTCTTTTTACCAGAAAATCCTTGACCCAGTTGTTGCCCTGCGCGTCCGCGCATTGCTGCCATCAATAAATTTTCGTACTCCAGATCAAACTGAATGATATCCGCAACCTGACCACCAATATCATTTACTTCGCACAAGATATAAGCGTTATTATAATTCTTTGCTACATCAATAATAATATTGGGTAAGATAATTGGTTTAATTTCATTATTTCTATATCGAGCTACCATCTTATATGGTATAGTGGTTGTATCCATAACACAGAATGCTGAATAATCATTCCCAACTCCACGGGAAACGTCAACCGTGACAACATAATTATGTTCTGGTATCACATGTTCAAATACAGCAAGACCTCTATGTTCTTTTAATGGATCATGATATGGCATGATCCTTAGTTTACTAGGACTAATTAGCGTATCAACAGATCCTAGAAATTCACATTCAAACTCAACTCGGAACTGTTGCTCCGATGTGTTTTTAATCGTTTGCTCTTTCCATACTTCATCACGTCCTGGCACTTCAGACCAGTGGACTTCAGTCGGTACATATTCGTTTGTCCCACGCTCTGCATCATGCCAGAGTTTGTAGAACATGTTCATCCCGTGAGGGGTAGAGATGATAATAACCTTGGTAGATTTACCAGATGAGATAGTAGGATAAACAGAACTAAAGAACTGGTCAGCAATGTGATTCGGAATGAACGCGAATTCGTCCAGAAAAATGACATTAAAAGACATGCCCCTGACAGCAGAAGCGGAAGTAGATGCAGCCATGATCTTACTTCCATTTTCCAGTTCCAGACTACCTCTGTTCCACTGGAGGATACCTTGCTGGAGCCACTTGGGGAGGTTTTCATAACTTAGTTGTAATCGTTGCAGCATCTCTCTTGCAGTCGCTGCTTTGTTTGCTAGGATTGCTACGTTAACATTATCATTAAACAAAACATACCATAAAAGATATGAAGTAACGATGGTAGATTTACCAGACTGACGTGGTAGTTTTGCAATATTAAATCTTTCGGCATGAAACTTTTCTACCATTTCTTCCTGGAAATGATACATGTCAAAAGGAATCAAACCCTTATCAAGAGAAACAATCTTGATGTAATTTTTGATGAAATATACAGGATCTTCAGAGCATTTGATAACCTCCTGAACTTCTTCAGGAGTAAAATCTAGTGCTGTATTTGCTTTCTTTAGATTAGGATTACCAAGATACTGATCATTATTACTCATTTTCTATTCCTTACAGGCCAAGTGATTTCCATTCCTACTGTTAGTAGAATTGCAAATCCAAATACAAAGATTGGTGTCATGGTTTTGATCTGGCAGATGGGATAAGTTGATATGCCATTTTGTCTCGTAGAAGATTGATTCTATCTTCATCATACTGTGCGAAGTTTGGATGTTTTTCTACTTTCTTATAATAGTGTAGAGCGTTGAGGATTATTGTATAATCCTCCATCGTCAAATCAAACGAGTGTCCCATGCTGTCTCCTAATCTCACGCAACTCTTCAAAATCTTTTTGCTTGGTGCCACCATCATATGCCCAAGCATAACCTTCTTCAATCATTGCTTCGTTGAGGGACACATCTGCATCCCCAAT